AAAGATACTAAGAACAGCATCACTATTATTAAAACCGACAGCGGCAGCACTTTCATCTCCATATTGAGCTCGAGGAAGTACAGATGTAAAATAATCGATAGGAAGATTAGAATTTTCCAAATCAAGAATAGAAGTAACCAAAGACTGTAAAGGAGTGGCACTAATAAACTGATGAGCATTCATGTTATCCTGTGGGCGCAAATAATCGATATTACAAGTCCAAGGCTCAAAAGGCTGCCATTTCTCATTGCGGTAATGGTCATTGCAAATCTTATGATAAGCAAGCAAAGGGAAAATAGACAAATTAGGGCTGTTATAAATATGAGAAGCCTCAAATTTACTGAGGTCTAAAGAATACTTACTACTTTGAAAAGCACTAAGAGACCAAGAACCACCAGAAGCAACAAAGGCTTCAGCCATAGCATAAATATCATAACGAATTATATGTGAAAAATTGCCATATCCGAGAGACATCAACAACTTAGCAGCACGACAAAGGCGATAACCATCACAGATAAAAACATCTGGATAGAAACTCGAATTAGCACAAAAAGCCTGAAAACCTTGAGCCGAACGACTGGAAACCGAAGAGTTAGATGTAAAATAAGAATTCAAAGCATCACGAAGATGATTATACATTTGCCACAACCAATCAGCCAAATCAACATAAGAAAGATAAGGCATAGAGGTAGTTAAAGTGGACGCTTCAGTAGAACTACCAGCTAACTTAGAAATATTCTGTCCAGCATCACCTTTAGTCATATTATTAACTTGCTGTTCAAAATATTTCCAAAGAGATTGAAACGGAACAAAGTAATACTGGATATTTTCACGAATACGAGTAAACGCGTCTGTGTTCAAAGCAGCAGTACGAGTTTTACCATTATAACCAATCTTAAACGTTTCATTTGGATTACACCACTGAGTAAAGACTGGCAACAATTCACCTACTTGAGCAGTAAACATGTGTCTATGGGACAAATCAAAAGCATTACGATTTACCTTATTCTTAAGACGATGCATACCTAAAACTTTATTAGCCATAATATTAATTTTTATAAGAATCTACAACATCACGGTGCTTAATATTTTCAATAAAAGCCATATTAGCTTTCTGAACTTGATACTGAAAAATAGACCGTGTCTTTAAACTATTAAAATCATAAGTTCCAGTATATGGAGACATACTTGCATAATTTTCATAAGCAAATAACTTATCATTCTCCAAATTTTGGAAATACTGAATCAAATTTTGATAATCTTTCCAAGCTATGAAGTCAAAACGTAACTTAAGACATTCATAAAAACCCAAACCTAAATAGGTGGATAACGAATAGTGATGATGTGCAGCATAAAGCAACGATTTTAAAGGGTTGACAGAATCAGTACTATTATAAATGGGTTTAGCAAAAGTAACAGCATACCAATGAACAGCACGAAACTGATAATCATATTTATACAACTCTGTAGTGGAAGGATTAAACAACCACAATAAGAACTCTCTTACTTGACCGTCATCAAAGATTTCGCCTCCAGAAGAGAAGAAGCGTCGGGCAACGTGTACCACCGAACGAAAAAGGGTAGAAGTTGCTGCAACATCAAAACAGGAAGAGCCTGTAAATTTAACGGCAAATTGAGAGTAATACGCATCGGACATGGAAACAGGACGTCGAACACCTTTTTTGTTAATAACATAATCTGTTGTAAGTGTTTCGAAATCTCTAGCCTTGAGTAATTCTCTAACCTCATTTCGGTCCTTTGAACCCAATAGGATTGAGTGAAAACTCCTTTGTGGAAACTTGTCAAGCACTCTAGGGAAGTTAGAATGTTGTGTAAGATACTTACTAACATATTCTTGCATGTTGCCGTCTGTAACCTTTGTAGTCGTATCACCGTAGACCCATAAACCAGCCAAATCGAGTTTAACACAAATTTCTCTGGGATTTTCTTTAGTTGATTGGGGCAAAGTTCGAACAATCCTAAAATCTGCTCTCGCTCTAGGCGAGTCATGGAATAATAGGAGATGATAATGTGGACGGAAGGACTGGGAGCCGTACTCGCAAATAACGTAGTACCGTATAGTTTCATCATATTCTTTTAAAAACCATTTTCTTAAACGACCTATATATTTTCTAATATCATCATACCATAGTATAGGAATAACAGAGTTATTACGTATACCACGAGAACGAGAGGGAAATCTACTATAATACTTATCAATACGAGAATAATAATCACGCAAAAGAGGAGCAGTATCAATAGTAGAGAAATCAGAGAGTTGAAATGATTTAGAAATTTTATCCTCTACAAAGTAAAAACTTTTAGTTCTCCGATTGTACTTTTTAATAACACGATTAGGAACGCGTAAAGCATAACCGAAAGGGTACATATATGAAGTATCGATGTAGGGTAAGTGTAAATCATCATACGTAAGAGTAATAAATTCAACATATTTATGTTTAGATGCCTCTACCTCTAAAATCTTGCAAAGACGTTCTTGGGCTGCTACACGACACTGAATGCAAGAGTGACAACCAACAAGGGTTAAGCCATGTCGACCAACAACAGGAACGGGATTATTGCAACGAGGGAAAAGAGCCATAATTATGAACTAAATAAATTACCGTTATAACAACTCATAATAGTTTTTTGAGTAACACGACCACCACTTTTTGAAAAATCTAAAGGACAATAAAGTTCAATAGTTTTCAAAGTTTCTGCCAAGAAAGGTTGAGATGTACCACTACAGTACGCTTGTTTACGCTGAATCTCTCGAATAACCTTAAGAGCAATCAAATAATCTTTAGCAGTCATAAGCAAAAAAATTAGATACGTTTATACCATTGATAAGCATGCTCCCAAGAAACGGGAGACGTAATCATAGAAGAAATGATAACGACACTAGGCAAAAAAAGACAAAGGAATTCATCAATCTTACCATACTTGACAACATACTGAACACCATTAACTTCAACAATGAAACAGCGAGAATTAATTTTCACCATAGGGCTTAAAATTTTTAGAGCGGACAAAACCGCTATGTTTAACAATTGTGGTATCAACTGTAACAATAGTAGTGCGACCACTAGCAACTACATTGTGAGACGTACTGCAGGATGTCATTGTAGAGACACCGAAATAAGCAGCTATCAATCCGAGCGCATACAACGCTACTTTGATGATAATTTTTAAAATTTCCTTTTTCATGGTGCAAAGATAGGAAAAGTTTTTTGGAACTACCAAATTTGTTAACATCAATTAAGAAAAAAGTTACAAAGGAACAAAAGTGCAGTAATTAGGAATATGTATTCCCACTTTTGCCTACCTATAACAAGAGAGTAGGAATTTTCAGGAGAAAATTTTCATAAAAAGGTAATTACTAATGAGTAATAAACTTTTCCGCGCAAAGCTAAGGTTTTTCTAGCAGACAAACCAATATAAAGTATCTGTTTAGTTAAATTGTGTACGTACGCATAAAATGCACACGCACACAAATACAAAACAGATACATTAATAGTATAATATAAATTTTTATTATTTCATAAAAAAATATGATTTGTACAGAAGGTATTTTAGATTAAATGAGAATTATATAAAACGTGTTTGCATTATTTAACGTACAATTAACAGATATTTAACTAAAATACTTGGTAATATCGAAGAAAATGCGTACCTTTGCAATAGATAAAAGGAAGGACCTTTTACAATAAACAATTAAATATTACGACTATGTATAAATTGAATTATTACAGAAAACAAACAGAAAGTCTTTCAGGTAAAGAACAAAATTACGAATACTTAGGTATGGGTGAGTTCTTTAGACTAAGAAGAAACGCTCTACATTACTTATTCGATATAGTTCAAAACGAATACAAAGAAATGGGATTCGCAACAGAAGTAAGAGTAGGTAGCCTATATTGTTACAAGAGCGAAAAGACCGATCAAGGAGACCGAAAGGTAACAGAAATCCTGATTAAAGTAGAAAGATAGAAAAAGGCGCAAGGGTTTAACCTTTGCGCCTAAATTATTATCTATAGCCAGTAGGGCTATAATTAGGGTTTTCACGATACGCATCAAGCCAAGATTTACCGCTAGGCGGTGGTGTACGTTCACCACCTGAAGAAGAACCTTTGTTAAACTTAGGCTTAGGGGTAAAGTTACTAATACCGTCAGAAACGTTCTTAAACATACGTGTAACAGATTCGCCACGCTCAAAGATTTTATCGGTATCGTAGCTGTCAACACGCTTATTAGTAAGTGAAGTTTCGGATCTATACATACCACTAAGAGAACGTATCAAATCGGGCTCTTGCATTAACTTATTCAAAGACCACTCATTCTGCTGAATATTCAAATCAAGCAAATGCTTATAAGGTGTTTGACGCAAAACGCTTTCAGCCTTACCAACAGGCATTTTACCAAGCATAAAATCAGTATAATAACGCTGCATATCATTTGACATATTTTGACCCGAAGTCAAAGCACCATAATAGCCACCTAACTGTTTAAGATAACTTGCATTAGCATTAGCATTTGTAATAGCAGCACGACCTTGCATCAAAGCGGCTTGACCTTGAACAGTAGCAGCATGGGCAAACGTCTGCTGAATAGACAACCACTTACCATAATTCTCGGTTTGCTTAAGGGTATATTTTCCTGCAGCAATATCACGAAAAGCAGAAGCATAAAAAGACATAGTTTGAGCAACATTCTTTTCAACCTCTTGTGGCATAACATTATAAAGACTAAATGCTTTCAAACGGGCATCATACATAGCATCGAAACCACGCCAATTTTCTAATTCAGCTTTAAATTGTTCTTGCAACAACCTATTCTGATAAGTATCCATAGCAAACTTATAGGTCATTTTTTGCATATCAGTTTGAGATTGCAAAAATCCTTCTTGAGCCATATTAACACCCTCGATAGACTTATTAACATTCTCTTGAGATTTCTGCAAAGATACAGACGAATCAACGGAACGTGTAGTATTATAAGCAGCCAAACCATGATTAACTGCATCACCAACAAAAGAATAATCAGCAGGCATCATCTGAGCAGATTCAGCAGCAGAAGCAGCAGCACCACTACCAACATTACCGCTAGCAGATACATCACCAAGCAAAGCATTGAGACCTGCTGCACGCATATCATTAGCCTTAGCAGAAGAGGTGCCAAACATACGATACATCAATTCTTGCCAATCACGATTTTTCTTAGCTTCTTCAGCATTAAAGCGATTCTGCTCTTGCATAATACGATAATTCATCTGATTAGTTTTATCTGTATTGGATTTACCAAAAAGACCACCAAGGAGAGAACTAGCAAGACCGAAAGCACCGCCGACAAGGGCGCCAGGAACACCACCAACAGCGGCACCAGCACCAGCACCAGAGGCAGAAGAACCAAGAGCAGTACACTTACTTAAACGAAAAGGAGTACCGCCAAAAGCGGCAGTACTCCATGAAATTATATTAGACAACATAGGCAAAACTACTTAAAGATTTCCATTAAACGAGACTGAAAATCAGCATTGTCTTTTTCAGCCTTTTCTTTTTCCTCTTTCTCCTTAAGAGCAGCAGCAGCCTTATCACGAACCTCTTTATCTTTAATAGCAAGTTCTTTAAGATAAGACATTTTTTCACTAGCCGTCTGAACATAACGGGAAGGACAAGAGTTAATCAATTCATCGTCAGTCAAAGAGCCGAAAGTTTGCTCAAACTCAGAACGGAAATTCGATGAATCAATCATAGGCTGCAAAGACTCCTTAATCTCTCGCAAAGTCTGAGCATCAGAACGCATATTATCGATACGCTGCAGCAAAGAAACATCTGTATGAAAAGAAGAACGTAGAGGGTTATTCTTATCATCAACAGAAGTAACTTCATGCTGTATTTCCTCATAAACAGGAGGAACATAAACAACTTTATTTTTAGCTTTCATAAATATAAAATTTAATATTAATTAGAATATGGCAAACCGTACATAGAGAACGGACGAACAGCAACACAAGTATTAACACTACCAATGAGTAACTTATCATCGTTAACGGTACCCGACCACTGATTAACAAAGATAGGGTAAAGGAGAGACGGACGACATTTAAACAAATCATCGATACTACCATAGTTAGCAACAGACTGAGAGCCGAGATTTCGACGCCAAAGACGCAAGAAAGTTTCGTCATAACCAGTAACCCAAGATGCATAAGCGCCACAAAAACCACCTTCATAATAATCTCGAGCACTCTTTAATTCAGCATAACGAGGAGCATAACCATAAGTAACAGACATATCAATAGACGTAACAGACGATGAAACATCAGAAAAGTCAGGACACAGGCCAATTAAAGGCGCACTTAACTCACAACGATACTGAGTTTGCATACCAATGCTGTCGAGTTCAGGGATAGGAAAATCAGTAGCATCTGTCTTAAAAAGATTTCGATCAATACCGACACGAGAGAAATCCAGTTGAGGAACAGCACGATAAATACCAATAATCATACCGTATGTAGAAGCAGTAAACTTACAACCAGCAGACAAATCACCAAGACCAATGGCTTTAATTTCTGGTTCACCACCATTCTGGAAGTTAGTGTTAACTTGAGGATTAATACTCAGAGTTTTATCATCACCACCGATAAAAATGGAAGTACGAGAATCAACATTAGGCTTAATACCAAAATGAGCAAGAACCTGACTAGCAAAATCAGGGTCATTACTATTCTGAATTTCCTTATATTTCTGCAAAGCAGTGGCAGAACGCAAAGCAGAAATCTTCAAAGAAGTATTTGCAGTTAAATCACCTTTAAAACCAAGCACTAAATTACCGGAACTAGAATGAAGACGAGTAACATTGCCATCAGGGGTGAGAGTAGGTGCCTGATTAGGTAATTCGAGATAATCATTAGGAGCAGAAGAAGCAGAATTAACTATAACACCCTGAGATTTATCAGCAGTATGAAAGATACTAAGAACAGCATCACTATTATTAAAACCGACAGCGGCAGCACTTTCA